CATTGATTTAGCAGAGTATTGCAGTGGTCGGTTCTATCCAACCCTAGACGGGCGCGTCTGGGGTCCGAAAATTGGTAGACTCTTATGGAAACTCGGGTACGTCAAAAATCACAGCACAGCCGCAAATATGCAGGGGATATACAAAGGCACCCTGCTGTCTCTGCAAAACACCATTTCACATGTGCCCGTCCTGAGATCAATTCTTAAGAGAGGATTGCTCCAGTATTCAGGCGTCACACCGATATATACCAGGAACTTTGAGTACAAAAGCCTAGCTGCCAAAACCCATGTCATGGATGAACCAGCCATGGTCGCCATGATGGACACAGTTTACAAGGTTACATGGGAATACATTGAATTGGTCGAGAGAGTCATCGAGGAAACTCCAGTGCCATGCGAACTCGAACTAGTACTGGTCCGCCCATTCCTACAAGCAGACCTTGACCTAGAGAAACTCAACAAACAGACCATGCCCGTAGAAGAGAGCGACTCTGTGCTGGTACGAACAAGGATGCCTGGAGCATTGTCGATGCCAATGATGGATTGGTTGCTATTCCAAGGAGTACCCATGTCTGCCATCAAAGCAGTGTGGGCACTATTTGACACGGCACTTGCATCAGAAATAGCCATAAAGCAAGCGTACTCGGTATTCACGTCCCGAGTGACTAGCAGCCTGTCCAGGCGACTGACAAAGTTTGTCCAAAATGCTAATGATGCTTTTATAGCATGTTCACCCACGATGGTCCCCGCGCTGGTGATGTTGGCAGTGTTCGCCGAGGAATGGGAAAGGCACCATAGTGATTGTTACTACACCGTAGCAATCATATTGGTGGAAGCCGTTATGTACACCCCCTCTTATGGTGACTTTCATACGGCACTAGAGCACAAAATCAGATTACACGGATCACTGTTTGTGCTCGGCCTTGTGCATCCCATGTTTCCCTTGGCGCTTCACTACTTCAACAATTACATGTGCCTTCCGCCTGAACAGCAAAGCAACTTGTATTCCCGCGAAGGTTTATGGGAATTCATTAACCCACTCAACATACTGATCTCAATAGTGTTCGCTAAATTGCCGCACCTCATTGCCATCCCATTGCGATCATTTATAGAGGGTGGGCTCAATGCTGGGGCTCAAACCATCGGCATCGTGGCCACTTTTTTCAGCAACCTAGTCGTCGTGCCAATGTGTTGGCTGACAGCTAGATTCTACTGACTACTGGCCGCCGACTGTAAATATATATATCTTTCTCCCCCCGTCTATATTTTCATTCCCTCATCTCTAGGCGGACACACAAGCTCCAAACGTGTTTATCAACACGGTGCGCCCGCCTTTCCTATTTATAGTTTCCTTTTCATATCTATATTGACTGTAGCTCTGTTAAGGCCAACTGATGGCTCCGTTATGCGGGGCCACGTTAAGGCATTCTTAAAGGATCTGGCAACCCAACGTAGCCTGCCCCATTTGTTAAAGTTTAGCAACAAGCACGAATACTCTAAC